TAAAAAAAATATAAAATATATAAAAAATATAAAAAATATATAAAATATATATAAAATATATAAAATATATAAAAAATATAAAAAATATATAAAATATATATAAAATATATAAAATATATATAAAATATATATAAAATATAAAAAATATATATTTGTTATTATACATATATATTTTTATTTTTTAATAATATGCGGATACAATCTAAACAAATACCAATATTAATATTAATATTAATATCAGTATTATTAATAATATTAGTATCGTGTGAAATAATCATCTTGCCTTTTTTATATTTTATAAATATATTTGTAAATAATAATAAACAAGGTAGAGGAGTCGTTTCTAATCCATTAGTATTACTAAAAGAAAAATTTAAATCATTATTTCATAATGATAAAGAATTCTTATATTCAATATTATCTAAATATGATCCTAAAAACCGATTAAAAAATTCAGATATTTACATACAAGAATATATTGAAAATATTTTAAAAAACAATAAAATAAATGAGAATATCCATGATAATATCAATGAGAAGATCCATGATAATATCAATGAGAAGATCCATGATAAGTTTTTCTTATTAAAATTAGTACAACTTCAAAATAAAAGAGCTATATCCATATCCAATTTTCAAGACTTAGTAAAATCTATATATCATAATTATATTAACGAACAACCTTCTATATTTAATACACAAGAAAATGATACAATGGAGCAAGATAACAATTATGAATCAAAAATAGAAATTAACAATTATGAATCAAAAATACAAATAGACAAGATTTCAGAAAATATTAAACGATATTTTAAAAATATGAGTCCATATATAATTAATCAATTTCCAGATGAAATAATAGAGCAATTTCCAAAGGAAATAATAGATAAATTAAAAGTAAAAAATGCTGAATCAGAAGTAAAGGATGAAAAAGAGTTATACTCCTTATTATTAAAGAGTTATGATCCTAAAGAACAATTAAAGGATTCAAATATTTACATAAAAAAATATATTAAAAATATTTTAACAAAAAAGTATCCATTTGAAAATGATGGATATTTATTATTAATATTTGTACAAATTCAAACTAAGACAGAGTTAAAGACATTTAATAACTTATTAAGAGAACTAGTAGAAGAACTAGATAAAGAACTATTAGAAAAACCAGATGAAGAACTATTAGAAAAACCAGATGAAGAACTATTAGAAAAACCAGATGAAGAACTATTAGAAGAACTAGAATCAGACAATAAATTACAGAGAGAATCAGACAATAAATTATTAGTAAAACAATTAGTAGAACAATATAATGACCCAAACAAAAGTCCAGATAATTTGGAATCATTTATAGATTTAACAAAAATTTCACCTACTATGGAAGAATATGTTAGAACGATGAGTATTGATTTAATTAATAAATTTCCACCAAATATACAAAAGGATATAGTAGCTTTAAAAAAAAGTACATGTATTCTAACAAAAGAATCTTTTTCAAAAAAAGATAGTGATAAAAATAAAGATGGCTGTCCAGTTTTTAGTATATTAGATCAAAAATTATCTATTGATGATAAAACTTTTAAATATAATAAGTTATTTGTGCATCCTGATAAAAATCCAGGATGCCCACTCTTCGCAACAGATGTATTTCAAAAATATAAAGACATATGTAATCCAAAATCTGATAATAAATAAAAAAATAGCTACTTTAACTATATTATTTTGATAATTTTTTATAAAATGTATAATTTGTATAATGAGTATAATTACATTTAATTTTTATTTTTTTATTTTTTGTATTAGTATTTTTAATATGATATATAATATTAACTTCATTTTCACTATGTAATTATTCACTTGTTGAAGAATCATTATTATCAGATAAACTGATCTTTTCATAATCACATTTAAACTGACATAGTAATATTATATTTCTTATGACTATTATAAAATATAAGCTTAAAGTGTTCATAAGTAAAATCATCTATTGTTTTAATTTCTTTTTTTGGATCTTCAATAAATAGTAAAGGAAAATTAAATGGTTTATTTTTAATTATTTCTTTTACAACTTCAATTTGATTCATATAAATATGAATATTACCAATATTATGAATAATTTTTCCAGGTTTATAACCTGTAAGATGACATAACATAAATACTAATATAGATGCTGAACATATATTATAAACACCTGCTAACATATAATCATTAGATCTTTGATAAAAACTACAAGATAATTCTTTAGTTTCAATATTTACATGAAATTGGTAAAGAATGTGACAACTTGGAAGTGGTACTTTATTTAATGCAGATGGATTCCAATATGTAAATAATATTCTTCTTGATGTTGGATTGTTTTTAATTTGATTAATAACATCTTCTAATTGATCAAAACCTTTTCCAGTATAATCAGTATTATCATCAATAAAATCAGCATTAAAATGTCTAAGTTGAAACCCATAAGATGGTCCATAAGAACCTTCTTTATAATGCTGTAAACTTCGTGAATCTAAAAATTCACGGGAAGTATGTCCTTTCCATATATTTACTTTTTTTTCTTCTAATATTTTAGTATCAGTTTTACCGGAAATAAAGAATAATAATTCTTCAATAATACCTCTTAGAAATACTTTTCTATGTGTAAATAATGGAAGACGATAATTTCTAATATCATATGTAAATGATTTTCCAAATGTCGAGATTGTACCTATTCCACTTCTATCTAAATTATAAACACCTTCATTTAAAATTTTATTTACAGTTTTAATAAATTTATTTTCTTCTTTATTAATATATATATATTCATAATTATTTAGAATATATATATTATTTGATTTTTTATCAATATCAATATAATTTGAACTATTTTTTAGTTCAAATTGTTTTTTATATACTTCTAAATTAAAAAACGTATCACATTCATAATTTTTATTTTTAATTTGAGTTAAATATATTTTATTTATTAGTTTCAAATCTAAAAATATAGTATAGATCTGAGATCCACCTATAACAAAACAATTATTTATATATTTTTTAATTTTATCTAAAAATAATAATAAATTATTAATATTATTAAAATATATAGGATTATTTTTAATATACTCAATATCTTCTAATAAACTAATATCAGTAGATATATTTGATCTTGATAAAATAATATTAATTCTTTTATTTAATGGTTTCCATTCCGATGGAATTGAATTATAAGTATTATTTCCCATAATAACAATATTATATTTTAAATCATTAGTGTTTCCAATTGTTATATTTTTAAAATACATAAGATCCTTATTAAATTTCCATGGAATATTATTATCTTTACCAATACCATTATTATTATCTGTACATACAATAATATTAAAAAACATTTAAATTAGTTGTATTATATAAATGATTTACTATATATTTACTTTATTTTTAATTCAATTTTGAATTTAATATAGATAATATTATAATATATTATCTAATATGGATACACAATATAATATAAAATCTGATATAAAATCTGATATAAAATATGATATAAAATCTGATAAAAAACCTTATAAATCCCCTTATAAAAAAACAAATAAAAAGAATAATAAAAGATATTATAAAAAAACATATAATAAAGAAATTAATAAATGTAGAAATGGTATAATTTATAAAATTTTTCATAAAACATTTACTAATATCGTATATATAGGTTCTACTGTTTGTAGACTATCAACAAGATGGAAAAGACATAAAATAAGTTTTAGTAATTGGAATAATGGTTATACTAAAAGTAAATGTGCTATATGTCCATATTTTAAAGAATATGGTATTAAAAATTTTGATTGTATATTATTAAAAAAATATAAAATTATTGACTCAAAACAATTAAATGCTTATGAACAATTATGGATGAATAAAATTAAAAATATTAATAAAAATAATGTTTTTAATCCTATTAAATTTTATAAAAAAAAATATAAACAATCAATAAAATTAGAACATTTACCTAATGCAATTAAAAAACTTAAAATTAATTAATTATATATTTTTTCTATAAAAACCATTCTGATTCTGATGGTTACTTTGCTAATCGTGTTTTTTGTTCTGATTTTGGTATTAGTTGTGCTGATGGTCCTGCTGGTTGTACTTTATTACGGTAATTCAATAATTTCCGGAATAATATAACAAAAGTTAAGAAACTAGAACTTCCAACCATCACTCCAGCAAAGACTCGGTTATCTGTATTTGTACAATCATAATTTATTATAATACTACCAAGAGCTATTATACATATTAATAGGAATAGTATAAATATCAACCGTAATTTATCCCATAACATAATAATTTATATTCTTATTTTTTTATTAAGTTATATTATCTAAAATAAAAAAAATTGATTTTAATTATTTTAAAATCAATATCAATATTGATAATGAATATTTCTTTATATAATATCCAATTAATTAATGATATGATATATATGACAATTACAGATTATTTTAAAGAAATTCATAAACAATTTTATAATACTATTAATATTTCATTTATGGAATATTTTTTAGAAATTTATGATCAAGATGATAAATTTATTATAGATCATTTCAAATTAAAAAAATATAAAATTATATTATCATGTAAATATAATGAAATCAAAGAATGTTTAAATGTATTTGAATTAAAAGAAAGTATAGATTTTATTATAGAATATAAACCACAAAAATTATATAAACATATTTTAGATGAATATTCTACCAATTCTATCAATTCTACAAATTATATAAAATATAATAAAGAATATAAATTAACACCTTATGCATTTAAAATATGTTTATTACGATCAAAAAATACAAAAATATATGCAGATAATTATCTTACACTAGAAAAAATACATAGATATTATAATAAATATCTACTGGAATATAATCAAAATATATTAGATATAAAATATACTGAATTAATTAAAATTACAAAAAAAAATAAAAAGAAAAAGAAAAAAATTGAAGAATTAACTAATTTTATTAAAGAAATTACATTTAATTGAATATATATTATATTTTTATTTTTTTTAAAATTGAATTTATAATTAAGTATTATATAAGTAAATAATAAAGAAGTAATAAATAAGTAATTAAATACTTTATCATATTATAATGAATTTTTCTGATATTGATATGGAACAACTTTTAAATAATACTGTAGATAAACATTATAAAAATAATAATGATAATAATAATAATGATAGTAAAGAATATCTTGATCAATTTAATTTAATATTCTTTACAGATGGCAGTTGTTTAGGAAATGGAAAACAGGATAGTAGAAATAAGGCAGGTTTTGGTATATACATTTTATGTAATAATGAAAATTCACAATATTATAATCATAATGATACTAAAATTATTAAAAAAATAGATAAGGATATAATTCTATATAATATGAACACATATGATATTATTTATATGAATACTACTCATAATAATGATATTAATGCTAAATGCAGTATAGAATCATGTACCTATTATGCTATATATGGAGATAATCCATCTTCAAATAAAGATCCTAAATGTAAAATTCATAAAACTAGTAATATGATATTAAATAAACAATATAATCAATTTTCTGGTACTAATATTAGAGCAGAAGGTTATGCAATCTTATATTCTTTAGTATATATTAAATTAGTAATGATAGATAGTCTTAATGATAAACAATCAATAATTGATAATTTTAAATTAGATAAATTAACTAATATTAAACAAGATATAAATATAATTGATTTTAAATTAAAATCTAGAAATAAATTTATGATTGTGAGTGATTCAGAATTTTGGATTAATGTAATTACTAAATGGGGTAATAATTGGGTAAAAAAATTTACAATTTGTGAAAAAAAAAATTTAGATTTAAATATTTTGATTAATTATTATATGAATATTTTATATAATAATGGAATTGAAATTGTATTTCAACATGTAAATGGACATGCGGATAAAAATAAAGATAAGATATTAAATTTCTATGAACGTGGTAATGTTATGTCAGATAAATTGGCAAATCTAGGAAATAAAAATAAAGATTTATTATTAAAAATTGTATAGATATTTAAAAGATAAATATTAATGTATAAATATATATATAGTTATATTATTTGTTAAGTAAATTTATTTATATATAGTTATATTATTTGTTAAGTAAATTTATTTATATATAGTTATATTATTTGTTAAGTAAATTTATTTATATTATTTGTTAAGTAAATTTATTTATATTATTTGTTAAGTAAATTTATTTATAGAAGTATAAATTATAATTTCAAAAGACCCATTATCAATTAGTAAATTAAATACTAAATCATTTTCAGAATCAGCATATATTTTAATTTTGTCACTTAATAATGAATTACTCAATGCTTTAATATAATCAATACGTATAGATACAGAAAAAATATCATTTTCAGCTAATGTCGATTGTAATTTAATTTTATTACTATCTTTGCATATATTAAATCCTTTAATAGTATTATTAATATTTTTATATATAAATTGTAATGGATTATTATTTACTTTTTCAATTGTAAAAATTTCACTAAATGTAGATACATCATTGATTAATTTTTTAAAATATTTACCAGTTAATTCAAATTTGAGAGGATATAGATTATAATCTAATGTTTTCTCATTAACAGAATCATAATCAACATTAGTTTCAATTAGATTAATAATATGAGATTCATCAATAGATAAAATCTTATTATTTAAAATAATTATAATATTATTTCGATATGATTTTTTTTTCAAAATAATAGAAAATAAACTATAATGTTTATCAATCTTTTGTGTGATTTTATCTAAATTTTTAGGATCTAATGTAATATTAATTGGATGTTCACAATAATAATGATTTAGTTTATTTGAATCTATTTTAATATTTATTAAATTTTTTTCTAAATGATCAATACCAAAAATTTTAGTATAATTATTATTAAATTGTATATTTATTTCTTTTACATTCATAGATTTTAATAGATTAAAAATTTTTTTAAAAATTGAAACATTATCATAAGATAATTCTACTAAATTATCTTCATTACTAGGTGTATTTAAAATGCCTAATTTAGGCAATGGATCAGTTCTTTGTATTAAACGTGGTCGTCCTACTGATCTTTTAACTTGTGGATTTGTACTTGTCATAATAAATTATTTTTTTTTACGATTTTAATTTATATTAATAATTAATTAATTATTTAAATAATATTATAAAATATAAAATTGAATTTTATAAATCTAATATATAATCATTCTTATCTATAATCTTATTATAATGAATAAATCAAATAATAATTTAAATTATAAAATTGAAGATGAAATTGAAGATGAAATTGAAGATGAAATTGAAGATGAAATTGAAGAGGAAGAAATTAAATCCAATAATAAATCATCAAATAAAAAAATAACTCATTTATGTAATGGAATAAAAAAAAATGGCGATAAATGTGATAAAAAAGGTATAGAATTACATAATGAAATTTATTATTGTAAAACACATCTAAAACATATTATAAAATTAGAAAATACACATTATTGCAATGGAATAAAAAAAAATGGCGATAAATGTGATAAAAAAGGTATAGAATTACATAACGAAATTTATTATTGTAAAACACATCTAAAACATATTATAAAATTAGAAAATACACATTATTGCAATGGAATAAAAAAAGATGGTAATAAATGTACTAAAATTGGAAATGAATTACATAATAAAATATATTATTGTAAAATACATCTAAAAGAACAATTAAATGATTTAATAAAAATAAATAAACAAGAATCTAAGAATATTTTAAATATAATTCATAAATTTGTTAAAATTTCAAGTAGCAAATATTATACTGAAGAAGAATATCAAAATATTAGAAAAGAATATAAAAATATTATGTTAAAAATACATCCAGATAAATGTAAACATACTAATTTAGATTCAGTAGAATTATCTAAAAAAATTAATATGCATATGAATAAAATTAAAAAATATGAAGAAAATTAATTAAGAATATTAGAATTATTATAAATATTAATTAAAGTAATTAATTAATATTTATTTTTTTTAATATTATATTATAATATATATAATATATAATTTAGATATTACTTAAAAATAAAATTTAAATATGCCTGACTATGTCCAAGTTATGAATGCAGTAAATATGTGGATACCCTTAATTAATATGTTGTTATTAATATTGATAATAGTATTGATGTATCATCCAGAATATTTATCCAGGAAAAAATCATCATTTGTAAATTTTAATGATACACAATATAATAATAGATTTCAAGCAGGTCCTGATGGACAATCATTAAATGATCGTATGCTAAAGGCTCAAGAAGCTGGTATGGCTGCCTGGCAAGCCACACAAAATAAACCATCTAACGTATCTGGATTAACTGGCTCACGTGATGTACCAGTATTTTTCCAAGATTATGATATTGATATGCAAAATAAAGGAGGCAATATCTATAATCAACGTGAAGGATTCAATGATCCAGAAAAAGATTGTGGTATTCCAGGTGCCTGTTAATAAATAAGATAAAATAATTTAAATATAAAATAGCATTATTATTATATTTTTATAATACTTTTATAATACTTTTATAATACTTTTATAAAAATGAATTGTAATTTTATATTAAGATATATAATTATTACTTGTTTATTAATAATAGTTATTGGTATTATTTATAAGATTAATAATTATAATAAAATTATAAAAAATAATAAGAATTGTGAATTAATTGATGAATGGAGTCTGGAAGATGAAATACGAAAATTTACATATAAACAAGATTTACTTTTAAAAAAATAAAAAAAATAAAAAAAATAAAATTTTATATTTTTTTTGAATTAAAGAAATAAAAGAAATTTAAATAAATAATAAAATATTTAATATGAGTAGACAGACCAATATTGTAGTATCATATGGAATAGCATTGACAAAAAAAAATAAAAATACAAATAATCTTGAATTGTTATTTATTAAAAAAAGAGTAACATATGCATTTATTACATTTGTTAAAGGAATTTATAATAAAAATAATGATAATGAATTATTAAAATTATTTAATAATATGACAATAGAAGAAAAAATATGTATTATGTCATTAAATTTTAATATTATGTGGTATAAATTATATATGATTCATCCATATAATAGATATATAATTAAAGACCTATCAAAATTTGAAAATTATAAAAATAAATTTGAAAAAAGATTTTTATTTGATGAAGGTAAAAGATTGCTTAAATTAATAAAAAATACAAGATCAGTTAGCAAATTATGGGAAATTCCAAAAGGCATGATAAATAAAAATGAAAGTACTTTAAATGCAGCAATTAGAGAATTTGGAGAAGAAACTAATATTAAAAAAAATAAGTATAAAATATTATATAATATTAATCCATTAGAATATTTATTTGTGGATGATAATATAACATATAAATATGTATATTATTTAGCAGTAATGTTGGATAGTAAATATATACCTAATATAGAATTATCAATAACAAGTAATTCATTAAAAGAATCTATTGATATAAAATTTTTAAATATTGTAGAAATATCTATGATTAATAAAGATTTAAAATTTATTAAATTTATTAAAGAAATATTTAAAAAAACTAAACCATATATGATTTAGATATAAAATGTATATTTAAATAAAATATGTCTTTGGTATATAAAGATATGAAAAAAGAAATAAATAAAGAAATAAATAAAGAAATAAATAAAAAAAATATATTAGAACACTTTTTAGAAAGTAAAATAGATGGTGAAATAGATAGTAAAATAGATAGTAAAATAGATAGTAAAATAGATAAAACAATAGATGAAAATCTGGATAATATATTAAATAATGTATTAAATAATACATTATTTAATTTAGAAAATTTTATTGATATTTTAAATAGTATAAATAGTATTAATGAATTTAATACAATTTATACAAAAATAAAAAAATATGAAAAAAATATAATAAAACTTAATAATACTTTAAAAAAAATAAATACAGCTAAAGATAGTTTAAATATTGTATTAAATAATTATGTTTTAAAAAAAATAAATAAAAAAAATATATGTGAATCAGATTATGAAAAAAAATGTAAAAATAATAAACAAATTAATAAAAAAATAAATATTATATATAAAAATGTAACAAATGATAATAAATTTAATAATATAGATTTTGTAAAATTTCCTGTAATTAATATTTCTTTAAATGATATAAATATAATAGAAAATACACCTATTTATTATATTCAAGAAACCCAACAATATTGTATTAAAATTAATAATAATATTATTAAAGGAAATATTGGTAATATTTGTTACAAAAAAAATAATCCTATTAAAATTAATAAATGTAAATATAATAATTGTGATGAATATTTCTATGAAAAAAAATGTAAATATTTTCATAATAATATAAATAGAAATTTTACAAATTATAGTTGGAATCATATAACTAAAAATAAAATTGGTAGAATTAATATACAACAAAATATCAATACTTATGATTTAGATAATAGTAGATTTATTGGATCATTAGATACATTAATGGAAGATTTATCTTTTTCATCGGAAAATGAAAAAGATCTTCGAAATAGTCAACTAATTCATGATATTTTATTATATATGATATTATCAGAATATCTAAATATTTAATGTATAGAATGCATACAACCTATTAAAATACATGATAAATTTGATTGATATAAATTTATGGCATCCTCCCATTTTATTTTTTTTGTATTTTCTTGAACATAAAATCCATCTTTAAATGTCATGCAATTATATATTATAGGATTATATGAAAATTGTCTATTAGTATGAGCATTATCTTCATATCCAATTATCACATCATGATAATACCGACAATCTTTCCCATTTTGACATTTTTTATTTAATAATTTAATGTTATTATTACATAATATTGATCTATCGTTATTATTTTTATTTTTAATATCATATGTTCTATATAATTTTGAATTTATATATTTATATTTATTTTCATTTCCTACTTTAATTACAACTTGATCTATATTTTTTACATATACTAATTCATTAAATGGAATATCTTCATTTAAATTATTATATATATGTAATTTATACATATTATTAAATCCGATATTTACATATTCATATGGTATTTTATTATTAACAATAGTATCTAAATTATCCATTTTTTCGTATCTAAAATTTATTAGAATATTAATATCTATAAGTTCTAAATTTATATTATCTTTTATATTATCTTTTATATTATTATGATTTAATATTTTATTATTAACATAATTTGTATTATTTATATAATTATCTATAATTTTTTGATATGTAATGTTTTTATAAATTTTATTTAAACTGCTATATTTATCTATTAAATTATAATGAAAATTATCTACATCATTTATAATACATAAAATATTTATATTATATTTTTTGATATCATCTTTATAATTATTAATGATATTATAAAAAAAATTTAGCAATAATTTGAATAAAAATAAAAAGTTAAATAATAATAAAAATATATGATCAATATTATTATTATTAAAATTATTTGTGTATATTATTTTATTAATTAATTGTTTTAATGTATTATATAATCTATTACTTAAAATATTTATATTATTTGTATAATTTATATTATTTATATTATTTATATTATTTGTATTATCCATATATATTACATATATATTATGTATATATTATGTATATAGAGTATTTATATCTTTAAAATAAATATTTTCTTATTATTTCTTCAGTATTTATTCTATTATTAAAATCATAAATATATATAAGATCAAATAAAATACGTAAATGATTTACTAAATTGTTATCATTATGATTAATAATAATTTTATCAATTTTATTATTTAAACACATCTCTCCTATTAATTTTCCATATGAATAATATTTATCTACATAAATGCCTTCTATGAAATTATTATATCCTATTTTAGTATTATAAATATATAATAATGCTAAATTAGACATAGTTTCATCTTCATATGAATAATTATCTGAACTATTTTCTGAATAATCATCTGAACTATATGAACTGTTTGAACTATTAGAATCACTATCAGAATCACTATTATCATTACTATTAACATTACTATTTTTAGAACATTTTAATTTTTCAAAATGAAATCCATTTGCATCATTCTCATTAAAAACATCAAACAAAAAGAATCCAGTAGATATTTCATAAATTATATTCATCATTGCCCATACATCAATGGATGCATTAAAATTACGATTACCTAATACAATTTCAGGTGGTGTATAATATAATGTTTGAATATTTACAGATTTATGAATAGATTTAAAACTTTGAGTTTTATTAAAATCAATAATTTTAATATCTATAAATTTATAGATGTCATCTTTTTTTAATTTATTATTATCAATATTTTTAAATAAATCGTCAAGGGATTTATATTTTAATATATTAATCATAATATTATTTGGTTTAATATCACAATGAATTAGTTTAGAAAAATGTAATTCATATAATCCAACAAATAGACAATTAAACAATTTTTTAATTAATGTTACCGGGAAAGTTTCATTATATTTTTTATTATATTTAATATTAAATTCTTCTAATGTTAATTGATATTTTTTAAAAACAGTAATAATATAATCATCAGTAATATAGTAATCTTGTATTTTTATTATTTTACTTTTAAATAAAAGTGAATTAGTATCAGATATATATTGTTTTAATGATTCTTTAAATTTATTTTTATTTTTTTTTAATTTTAATAATGTATTAATTTCATTAATTGCTTCTAATTTATATTTATATTTATGTAATTTAATTATATATTCTTTATTTTTGTTATTTTTTTTTTGTATATTTTTAATATTTATCTTATCTATATCATATATTTTACTAAATGCTCCACCATTAATTTTATTATCTTTAAATTTATATTTACCTTCAGATATTTTTGATAAATCCATATTTATATAAACAAATATATTTTATTTTTAATTACTAAAATAAAAAAATGAATTTTTATATCTTAATAATATCTTTATAATTAAATTATAACTAAATATAAAATGAGTAAATATATAAAGAATTTAGGAATATATATGAGTTATAAGGAATTAATTTTAAAAGATTTTATAGAATCTAATAAATATCTGCCTAAACAAGGTTCAAAAGAATGGTTAGATTCCAGATTAGAAACTATAGGAGGATCAGAAATATCTACTATAATGGGATTAAATCCATATCAAAATATTAAAAAATTAATAATGCAAAAATTAGGTATCACTAATTTTGTTAAATCAGCTCCATTATGGTTTGGAAATATTTTAGAATATCCATTACAAAAATATACAGAATTAATATTTAATACTACTATATATGAAACCGGATCTATTCCTTTTAAAAAATCAAAATTTATTAAATATTCACCAGATGGAATAGCTGTTATTAAAAAAGATAAATTACAAAAAATATATAAAGATTTTGATATCATTAACAATAGATCTAATTTTGATAATTCTTTAGAAGAATTAAAGGATGAATTATTAATATTATTTGAGTTTAAAAATCCTTATATGCGTGTAATTAAACAAAATGAAATTCCTATTTATTATAAACCACAACCTCAATTAGGATTAGAAGTAATTGATATATGCGAAGCATCAATTTTTATTGAATCTATTTTTAGATTTTGTTCATATAATGATATAATTTCAGCAAATTATAAATATAATACAAGATATCATTATGATAAAGTTAAGTATACTAATAAACCAATATGTTATAGTGCATTTTCATTATATTATGAAAAAAATAATAAAAATATGTCATTAATAAATATATTAGATAAAATCTCTGAATATATGTATAATAATGATATAAATGATTATGATATTTCAAATATATCAGATACAAAATTATTAAATTTAATTTTAGAAAATATAGTAGATTATAAAGATATAAAAATTATTTATCATGATATATATTTAAATAATAAACATAATTATCATGATACAGACATATATTATTATAATAAATATAATAATATTAATAAATTTAGAGAAGAATTTAATTCTAAAAAAAAATTAATTCAAAATGATGAATCTTATGTTTATTTAGGATGTATGTGTTATAAAATGTTTAATATAAATATTCAACCTGTATATAAATCTGATATTATCAATGATAATTTATTAGAAAAAGTAAAGAATGTAATAGAATCAATTAAATATTGTAAACAATTAGATTGTGTGGATTTACAAAAAAAATATATTAATACTAAATTTTAATAAAAATTAGGATACTATTTGCATCATCAATGTTTTTTTTATTTCATTATTTTTTTCTAGAATTGATAAATTAGAATATTCTAATTTTTTATTATTTGATAGCAATTTATAATGATATTGTTCGGCTAAATAATTTATATCTAAATTATCAAAATCAATATCATCTATAGGTTCTACAATAGCAATATTAGTCATATTAATATAAAAATTATATGACCACATAAAAAATAACATACCAATAGTTATCAAAGATAATACTAATAATAAATTAAGTTTAATTCCATGTTCTTTTATTGTTTTTTTCTTTATAATAAATGAATATGGATTTTCATATTCATCAGTATTCATATTTAAAATTAATTATAGTTTATATAATTATAGTTTATAAAATTATCATTTATATATAATATAAATATATTAAAAAAAATTAATATTTAAAATTGAATTAAATATTAATTAGATTATAAATAAAGATGACAAGCTTAAATAATACATTATATTCAATATATAATAATTTATATATATTCTTTAATTATAGAAATCTAACTGCATTAGATCCTAAATTAGAATATGATGAATTTATTAAATATATATATAATAATGAATATTGTTTAATTCATACTATAAATAATAACATTAAAGATCAAAAAGAATTAAATGAAATAAAAGATAATATATATAATTTAAAATATAAAAATACAAAAAATTATAAAATTACATATATATTATTATTTCATCATTCTACTGAAGTTTATTCTAAATCTCCTGAAATAAAAAAAATACTAAATATATTAAGTAAAACTCCATTTTTATATAATATTATAATTATTACAAAAAATACATTATCAACTCATGTTAAAAATTATATTTCAAATATTAATAATAAAAAAATAGAAAATATAAATAAAAACACATGTAATTGTGATTATAATTATTGTGATTGTACAAAATTAAATATATTTACATATGAATATGATAGATTTACATTTATTATTCCAAACCATATTTTATATAACAAACATAGAATTTTAACTTATGAAGAAGAACAAGAAATTTTAGAAAATTTATATATTACTAAATCTAAATTACCTATAATTCTTATTTCAGATCCACCCATTATATGGTCATCTGGTATAGTGGGAAATATTGTAGAAATTACTAGAAATGATGATATTACAGGAATGTCATTATATTATAGAGTTATAAGAGATATACCATAAAATATAAAATATAAATATCAGAAAATGTAAATATTATAAAATAAGTTTTTTTTATATTTAAAATAAATTTATTTGTTTATTATATAAATATGAATTTTAGTTTAAATAACATGAATAATGAAAATAAACTATTAATTACAAAAATAAATCAATTAAATTTAGAAAAATTAGATTTGGAAAAAAAATTAAAAGATTATATAATAGAAAATAAAAAATTACAAGAAAAAATATGTAATTTAAATAATAAAAATTTATTATTAAATGAAAAATGTAATAAATTATCTCGATATGTAATTAATTATGGATAATAATATTTAATAAAAATAAAATAAAAATTGAATATAAATTTATTATTATATATAAAATATTATTATCCAAAAAAATGTCTAGTAAGCTTTGTCAAGAATCTGATTGTTCCAATAAGGCCATATATAATTATAAAAATGAAAAAGGACAAAAATATTGTAAAGAACATAAATTAGATAATATGTGTAATAAAACTAAAAAGATATGTTCAGAAATTGATTGTATTAAAAATACATGTAAATATAGTAATATATTCTGTAAAGATCATTATGTTAAAGAAAGTGTAATTCCAAATAATTTAGATGAAATTGATTTAAATGAAAAAGAATCAAAAAATAAAAATAATAGTAATCCTGATTGTATTGTTTTAAATTGTAATATATCTGCAAATTATAATAAAAAAGGATTAAAAGCGGCATATTGTTCAAATCATGCTAAAGAAATTGGGATTGGCAATAATCCTGATCAATTAAGAAATGTAAGAACTAAATTATGTGAATATATATATATAGATGGATTAGATTGTATTAAAACTGCATTATATGGGAAAAATAATAAAAAACAATTTTGTAAAGACCATGTACCAAAATCAGAAGAATATATAAAATTAAATAAAGATAAAGAATGTTTATATGAAGGTTGTAATAAAGTTCCAAATTATGGATATAAAGATGGTATTAAGGAATATTGTAGTATTCATAAATTAGAAAATATGATTCAATTATTTCAACAATGTATTATAGATGATTGTAATAATAGAGCAAGATACAATGAACAAGGAAAAAAAGGAGCTAAATATTGCAGCGAGCATAAATTATCTAATATGTCAGATAATACAAAAAAAATATGTATTGAAGAAAATTGTAATAATGAAGCTCATTATAATATTAAAAATAATAATAATGGTATATATTGTAATTTACATAAAAAAGAAAATATGTGTAGTAATAAAATAAAAACATGTAAATATGACAATTGTTTAACTGATGCTTATTTTGGAACTAAAGAAGATCCAAAGCAATATTGTGTAACCCATAAAAAAGATAAAATGTATAATTTTACTTCTAAAATGTGTATTTCATGTAATTTATATGAAGTAAAGAACCAACCTCATTTATGTGCATATTGTAATCCAGATAAAACACATAAAATAAAAGAAATGGAAGTGGTCAATTATTTAAGACAGCAAAATATAGATTTTATTCATAATAAATCTGTAGGTTTTATTTGTGGTAATTATTTTCCAGACATTTTAATAGATTGTAATACACATTTTATTGTAGTTGAAATTGATGAGGGACAACATAAACAATATTCTGAAGAATGCGAGAATATTCGTATGAATAATATATATTTATCTTTAGGATTACCTACTATATTTATTCGTTTTAATCCAGATGATTTTAAAGTTAATAATATTAGACACAGAACTGCATTAAATACTAAATTAAAAATATTAATAAATTGTATTAATGATTTTAATTATAAAAAAAATATTAATTATATTGAGTTATATTATTTATATTATGATTGCGAATGTAAAAATAAATGCACATTTATTCATGAAAAACAATTTATTTTAAGTTAAGTTTAAGTTTAAATTATATATATTATATTTAATTATTTTTTTTTCTGTACATTATATTCATAATAATATATATAAATATACAATTTAAACTTTTTATTTTTAGCTTTAAATCTATTAATTAAAGTCATATGAGTACTGGTGGTATATTCAATCTCATCACTAATGATGGAAAACAAGACAGAATGCTTATGGCTTCTGAATTATTAAGTCAACGTTTAGCTGAAATTAAAGCTTCACGTGCTAATATGGATAATCCTAATCCAACTCTTTCGGACATTGAACGAACTCACATTCTTTTCATGAATGCCCATTTTAAACCATTCGCTGCTATGGCTTATGAATACAATAAAGTTGTTGCCAACAACCCAACTTTAGGTTCCAAAGTTCAATTCTCTATTCCACAATTCGGTGATTTCTTCAGTGATATGGTTGTATACGTTAAATTAACTTCCCCAACTGTATCTTTCACCGCCGCTGGTACTACAAATGCCATCTGCGATTATGCACTTTTCAGATGGTGTGACTACCCTGGTGAACGACTTTTCCAAAAAGTATCTTTTGATGTAAATGGTAATCCTTTAGATGAATACTACCCAGATACTTACAATATGCATAGACAATTTTGTGTATCTAATGATAAACTAACTGGCTGGAAGAAAAACATGGGACATGAAGTACCTGTTGAAGCTATGTACAAATATTATGATGATGGTGCAAATCCTACTGCCGCGCGTGATGGTCGTGCCTCCTTTAACTTAAGAAATGGACATCAAACTTATAAACGATCACATAATGATCTCGAAATGTTGATTCCTCTTCTTTTCTGGTTTAACACTGATCCTCGACTTGCTATACCTTCAGTTGCTATCCCATATGGACAACGTTTTATTAACATTGATTTAGCTTCCCCACAGCAACTTTTACGTGCCATTATCAATCCTGGTGCTACTTCTGCTGCAGGTTTAACTGCTCCTACTGTAACCACACCAGTATTCGCTAACTTTGATTTATACATTAATAATATCTTTGTTAACCCAGATATCCATGATATTTTCATTGCTCGTATTGGTTTCACTCTTATCCGTGTACATCGTCGCCAAGTTACTAGCGTAAATAAATCATCTGATAACATTCTTTTACAACAACTTAAATGGCCAATTGAAACTTTATATGTTGGTATTCGTCCAACTGCTAACAGTGTATCTAACTCCAATGTAACTTCTACTGGAAACCAAAACTCTGTAATTGATGCTAATATGAATGACTGGCATAAATTTGGTGTAGTAACTACTACTTCGGTAACTAACGTCAATACTAGAGTTGTTGGTTCTTCTACTGATTATATTCTTTCAACTCAAGAAGGACATGTTGGTAAACTTTCAATTACTGCTCATGGTGTACCACTTTATAATAACTTACCCTCTAAATTCTTTAACTCATATGTTCCATACTTATATGGTGGCTGGAATGTAGTAACTCCTACCGACCCCGGTTTGTATATGATCACCTTTAATCTCTACCCAGGTACATATCAACCATCCGGTCATATTAACGTTTCGCGAGCTCGTGAATTCTATCTTGCATATGATTCTACTTATGTTGGTAGCAATACCACCGCTGACTTAGTAGTTAATGCAGTCGCTATCAACTTCTTACTTGTTTCAGATGGTTCTGCTACATTACGATATGCAACCTAGGTGATTTTGGAGGGATATGTCACTTATATATTACACATAATAAAAACATATAAAAATGCTAAAATAATAAAACAAAATAATAAACAAAATTTTATTTTTTTTTGATATAAAAAAATTAATAAATTAAAGAAAAAATACTAGATTTTTTATAATAATTTTATATTTAAATATTATTAACAATAATTATTATATAATAATCATATATAATAAATAAATGAGTAGCTTACCATTAAAAAATATTAATCTTATAAATATTATAGATATAAATAGTAAATTACTAACAATTAAAGAATTACTTAAACATGTTAATTATGATATTAATAGTATTTATATCGATCAATTCTGGGATAATATAGAACATGATAAATGGATTTATATTGATAATGAGTTAATATTATGGTTAGATTATAAAGATATAAAGAGAGGTAAAGATTCAATTTGTAAAATATTAAAAAGACATTTTAAAGAATTTAATGATTATAAAATATTGAATAATTCTGAATTTATATTAGAAGATTTTCTTGACGCTGCTGCGGCGTCAAGAAATATAAATGAAGATAACCGAGGAATACATAATAAACAGTATATTATAACATCACCAGATTGTTTTAAAGAATTATGTATGCATGTTGGAACATCAAGATCTAAAGAAATAAAAAAGTATTATATAGAATTAGAGAAGATATTTAAATTTTATTTACAATATCAAGCAAAATATCAAGAATTAGAAAATAAAAAAATACAAGAAGAATTAGAAAATAAAGATAAAGAATTAACTGAAGAGAAGAAGAAGAATATTAAGCATACGTTTAGATTAATTCAAGAAAGATTATTAGAATTAAATGAATATATTTATATAGCAGCTTCAAAAAACAGTGCTGAATTAAATAGATTTAAAATTGGAATGACTAAATATATTGATACAAGAATTTCTAATTATAATACTGGTAGATCAGATGATGATGAATTTTATTATATTTATATTATGAAATGTTACGATTGTGAATCATTAGAAAAAATGATTTTTAGTAGACTATCACATTTTCAATATATTGATAGACATGGGAAAAAAGGAAATGAAATGTATCAAATTCATTATGATACGTTAATTCAAATTTTTAAAGAATTTGAACAATTTGAATTGAATAATTCAAAAAATTTAAATATATTATTTACAGAGTATTATCATACGTATCAAAATATCGAACCTAAAAAATTTGAAGATATCAAAATTGATAATATCCAGGAACATGTTAATAAAAAATATTTTACTAACATTAATATTAATACTAGATCTAAATTAAATAATCAAAATATTAATGAAAATTTAAAATCAAAAGGTATAAAAATGATTAGTAATTATAATGAAAATTATGAAGAAGAAATGGAATTTGAATGTTTATCATCATTTCAACATAAATTTAAAATGACATATGCTCATATGGTATCTAAAAAAACAAGAGCTTGTTATTACTGTACTAAAGAGGGTATTTTAGATTGTATTAAATTATATGCTTATGATACAGAATATAATTTTATTAAATGTTATGAATCATTCAATGAGATTAAATTAGAATTACCAGATATAAATCATCAACTTATTAAAAATAATATTCGAGAAAAAAGATGGTTATGTAATATAAATGGATATATTTTTAGTATATTAGAACCTGAAAATAATAAATTAAATTTGGAAAAAGAATTAAATATGTATGAAAACAATATAATTAATGTATTAAATATTAATTATGAAACTATGAAAAACAAATTATTAAATAATAATTTTTCATTTATATATGCAATAGATAAAATTGATAAAAAAATTTATTATTCTAAACAAATTACAGAAATGGGAAGAGTAATTTATAGTAAAGATAATAATAAATTAGTAAATAGAAAAACAATAAAAAAATATATAAATACAAATAATACATATGCAGGATATTTATGGTCTACTAATATACAATTGGATAATTATGTAAATTATAAAATTATTGATTTAAAATAATATTATTTTTTATTTTTTCAACTTCTTCATTAAATGTTCTTATCATAACAATAACATTTTTATCCTTTTTGTTATTAATCAATGTATTATGTAATTTTTCTATATGATTTTGCATTAATATAAACAATCGTCTTTTTTTATCTCTACACTTTTTAGATGCTTTATTAAGATTATCTTGTCTTTTTCTTGAATGTTTAGTTAATTGTATATTTTTTAAAAAATCTAAATTATTATCTATCGGCATACTATCTAATAAATTATGAATAGAAGTGTGAATAGAATTATTAATATCCATTTTAATATAATTATTAATAAAAAAAATCAATTTTAAAACTATTATGATATTTATTATAAATAGAACTTATTTCTATTTATAAATAGAACTCATGTCTATATATAAATTTATATAGAATATACATTTTCTCTAAATAATCCAATAATATTACCTGGTTTATAAATATTCATTACTATAATTGCAGTTTTATTTACAGAATTATAAGTATATCCTATTCCAAATTCATAACTATCATTCCATACTAAGGCTGTAAAATGTCCAGATTGATAATTATATTCTGATTTATTAAAATCATAGTATTTAACTTCATCATACCATAAATCTATAGATTTTTTAATTAGAGCAATTATATCATTTTTATATCCTCTAAATTTGCTTAAATTTTCTCCATATAATTTATTATTTGAATGTTTAAATGTTTTAGTTTGAATTAAATAATTAGACCATTTTTGTGATGTTTTAGATATTTCTAAATTATAAGTCATATCACGAGAATGATGTTTTCTTCTATAAATATTTATATGTTCTGTAATTTCATTAATTTGATCTTGTGATAAATTATAAATTAATACTGCCATAATTAATCTAGTATAATATATATACTAGTAAAAATGTCTTTTATTATAAAAAAATAAAAATAATATTATTACCATCTAATTATTATTTCATTAAATTACCATCCAATAATAAATAATTCGTCATCATATAATAAATCAATAATATTATTAAAAGTTATTGTTAAATTATTTTTTGGATTATTAAGATATAAATTATATAATTTATGAATTTGATCATAATTATGCAAGTTTTTTTGATCATTAGTAAGTTTTAAAAATTTTTTTCTTTCGCATAAAGGATAATATTGTTTCCAATATTTTTTTGGTTTATCATATGAATCTTCATAATAATTTATTTCATATCTTCTTTTTATAATATATTTACATAAAAATTTATTAATTTTATTTATAGATATATTTATTATATTCCTTCTTTTATTTTCTATATTTTCATTTATACCTTTATTATCATAAATAGTAATATATTCTAATAAAATATTATTTATCAATTCATTTGGTAAAATATTTATAAGTGACATAATTATTAATATATAATGTTTATATTAGTTATATATACATACTATATTATTCAATTTTTTATTTATATTTTATAAGTTATATTTTTTATATATTGATTATCATTTGTATATTCTATATTATCAATATCACGTCTAAATCCCATATAATTATATATATGATTAATATAACAATTATAATGTATAATTATACCACAATTATATATTATTAATGTATTTATTATATTTATATTATCAATAAATATTATTGTTCTTAGTATTTCTATTTTTTTATTTTTAATAGGAATATTATTAACAAAAGTTAATTCAGACATGAATTTTTCATTCATATAAGTGATATATTTAATATAAAATTTTGATCTATATGTTAATATTTTAATATCAAACATAAAATACAATATATACAAATCATGTATATTATCATAATTGTTACATAAAGTATTATATAAAATAAAAGAATTTCCTTTTATATATGTATTTTCTATTTTTAATAATATATTATATAAATTATAAAAAATATATGATAATTTTATAATAATATCATAATTTATTATCATATTAAGTAATTATTTATTATTTTTTTTATAAAAAATATAATATAGTATATAGTTACTTATAAAAAAAAATCAAAAAAAACATTATTTTAAATAATATCAAAAAAAAATTAATTATCAAAAAAATTAATTATCAAAAAAATTAATTATCAAAAAAATTAATTATCAAAAAATCAATTATCAAGTAACAATATAATAAGTTATACTATTAAATAAATACTCATCCCCCTTTATCATTTATTAATTACAAATTACTACTAAATTATTACTACTAAATTATTACTACTAAATTATTACTACTAAATTATAACATTCACATATACTCAAAAAAAAGAATTACTAAAACAAAAACTACAATTACTAACTAATAATTATAATAATCAACTACAAAAATTATCAAATAATAACATTATCAATGAAATAAATTATAAATTAATATTATCAGATATAGAATCTCAACAAAGAATACTCAATCTAAAACATCAATATATAAATTTAAAATTAAATAATCAAAAAGAAATTATATTATCATATAAAGAATTATTATCATTACAATATCAATATAAAATAGTAAAATTAAATAATCAAATAAATCAATTAAAATAAATCAATTAAAATAAATCAATTAAAATAAATCAATTAAAATAAATCAATTAAAATAAATATTTTTTTTTGATATTTAATATAATACATAATATTAATAATAATATAATAATCATGAGTATAATTCTTAAAAATAATTATTCTAAATTAATTTCGTCAAAAATATTGGATGAAATTAATAAATTACAAAAATTATTAGAACATAAAAATGATAATATTAATACAGATATTATTATAACAAAATATAAAGATTATATTTATAATTATTTAGGTTTATCTTTTACTAAATATGAATTATTTATTACAAATGGTTATAAATCTTATAGTTTAATTTATGATATTATACCAATATTATTTAATACTAAAATACATATAATAATTTTAAATACAGATGAAAGTATATTATCAGCTAATTATAAAAAATTATTAATAAATAATAAAATAGAAATAACAATATTAACACCAAATAAATATGGATATATAACTGTAGATGAAATTACAAATGTAAAAAAGAAAAATACAAAATTAATTATTATTCCATATTCTAATAAAGAATTAGGTACAATAAATAATATTAAAGATATATATTCTTTTTGTAAAATAAATAATATTTTATATTTTTCTAATATAAATGATTTATTTGGTTATAATAATACAAAAAATATTAATAATATAGATATAATATTTGCTACATTTGATAAGATATATGGACCAACTAATATAAGTATATTATTAATAAAAAAAAAATTATTAAATCAAGATATTATTAATTTTTTTAATCAATCTAATTATTTTTTAAATAATAAAAAAAACATTCCATTAATATCAGGATCGCTATATTCTTTATTACATATTATTAAAAATAGAGAAGAAAAAAATACTAAAATTAAAAATTTAAAGTTATATTTATTAGATAAATTATCACAAATTTTACCAATTTTAAAATATACAGATTATTATAATTTATATACCCAATCTATTATAAAATTAACTTTAATTATCATAAATGATTCTTTTATAGATAAATCAAATACAATATTATTTTCTATATTTTCAAATAAAATTAAAATAAGTAATAATAATATTAGTAAATCATTAGAACAAAATAATATTCAAATAAATAATTTATCTTTTAATATAATTAATTCAATTAATTATGATAACAGAATTAAAAATGGATTAATATCGATAACTATTGGTGATCATAATAAACAATCTGATATTAATAATTTTATAAAATATTTTATAGAAGCTATCAAAGTGCAATATAATAATATTTATGATGAAATTAAAGATAATATTATTGTAAATAAAAAATTATCTCAAAAAAAAATAAAAAAAGTAGTCAGATTTTCTAATCCTATATGTATTGATAAACAAACGAAAAAACATAATTTTCCAAAATTAAAAAGTATTTTAATTTTATAATATTATATGTAATAAAATATGTAATTTATATTATTGTACAAATTTTTAATAACATTTTTATTTATTTTTTTTATTATTTTATTTTTTTATTTTTTACTTTTATATTAGATATTAATTTATTTTTTTTCTAAACGTTTTGTTAATTCTGTTAACACATTTTCATAATCTTTACTATTCCATAATTGAAGTTTAATAATAGTTTGAAATACCAATTCAGTAATAGTTTTAGTGGTCATAACATCAAGTACAATTTTAGATAATGGAGCTACTTGATCTAATAAATCTAAAATGATATTTGAGCAGAATTTTTGATATTTTTCACTTACTTTAATTTTAGAATATTCTGAATTAAGACCTTTCAATTTATTACAAATTTTACGAATATAAAATTCAAAATTAATATTTTTTTCAGTTTCGTCTGATTCAGTATTTTCTGAAGCTTCTGTTGTTTCATTTGTTGAATCTTTTAACATTTCATTTTTCATAGCAAGAAATGAAGGAAATTTAGAATAAACATTATATAAACTTCCATTTTCAATATCGCTACTAAATACATATTTATTATTGATAATAGATTTTTTATTTTTAACAATTTCATCCATAGAATATTTTGTAATCTCTTCAATCATCATATCAGCAAATACAGATAATACTTTGAACGAATTATTACTAAATTTAAATCGTTGTTTAGATAACACATCTACAGCAATAGAATTTAAATTAATTTCTACTTTAGAATCAGGATTTTTAGCATTAAATTCATCTTTTTCTTTAATGACTGCACCAATTTTTTTTTGTACACTTTCAGATAATAATGTATTCAAATCTAATGTTGAATCTGCATTTTTAATTTTTTCAATTAATGTATCTAATTCTTTATTTAATTTTTCTTTATTAATATAATTTTTAATTCGAGAACTTGGAATAATAGAAGTTATATCTGTACCTTCTGAATCATCATTTTTAGGAGTTTCTTGAGGAACTCCTTCTTTAACAGTTTCTTTAACTGAATCTTCCTTAACATTTTGTTGAGTATTATTATCTTCTTTTTTAACTCGTACAATTTTTTTCTTTACAATACGTTTCTTTTCTACAATAGGAGTAGTACTATTTTCTACTTGCGTGCTATCCATTTTATTTAACAATTTCAATAACTTTCCTTATTTATATACATATAATAAACACTCTCTTTAATTAATAATTCTTTATAAATCATGATTACAAAACATTTAAATAATTTTTATATAAAAAAAAATATAATATATAAATCTTAATATATTTTTATAAAATTTATATAATATGTTTATGATCTTTTACTAAATTTTTGAAAATATGAAATTTCATCATTTTTATTTTCATTATCATTATTTTTATTATTTTTATTATCCTCATTTTCATTATCATCATCATCATCATCTTCATAACTAATTATAGTACTATTGAAAATACTATTATAATTATTACTGATATCTTCATTAATATCATTTAAAAGATCATCATAATTTTCTTCTTTATTATGATGATTATCAACATGTATTATCTCATCAATTAATTCAACATTTTCATTTTCAACTAATATATCTGTATTATTATCTAATTCATGTTTTAAATCAGTTATATTAATTACTGTGCCTAATATGTGATGAACATGTGGAATATCAATATTTTGACTCTTTATTACAGTTGGTTTATTATTATATATATTTTTTTTATCTAAATTATCAGTTTTCTTTTGTTTAATTTCAATTATATTATTATTTTGAAATTGTTCTTCATAGTAATTTTCATTTTGTTTATCATAATTTTTATCATCATAATTTTTATCATCATTATCATCATTATTTTTATCATTATTTTTATCATCATTATCATCATTATTTTTATCATCATTATCATCATTATTTTTATCATCATCATCATCATCATCATTAATAATGTACCCAGAAATATAATTTTTAACTTTTTCAGTTTTTTCTTTAGAAATTTCTTTATTCTCAATTTCTTTTAATTTTTCTTCTTCTTTTTTAGTATTATCGTAATCTTCTTTATTTTTATTTTTAGTACTAAAATATTTATAAATATAATATATGATGATAAGAATAATAATTACGATAAGTACTATCAAAATCGTATATCTATATTCATAAAATATATTTGAATTAGATGAATTTTGAATTTCATTATGAGTAGTATCAGTTTTTATCTCATTATTTTTTTTTATACTAATTTGTTCATTATTTTTACATAAATTAGATTTTTTATCTAAAGATTGTTCAATTGATTCTTTTGTAAATTGCATTTTAGGATCTACTATTCTAGGTAATACTGAAACATAATTATCCTCATTAATATTAGAATTATTCATTATATTTTTTTAATTTAATAATAATTATATTTAATATATAAACATTATTTTTAAATAAGAAAAAAATGACAACTATAGATAATATTAATAATAACAATAATACAATAAATATAGAACAAAAAGAACAAGAAGTACAAGAACTACAAGAACCACAAGAAGTACAAGAACTACAAGAACCACAAGAAGTACAAGAACTACAAGAAGTACAAGAACTACAAGAACTACAAGAATTTAATAAAGAAAATAATTTAAATATAGTAGATCTAAGTTTAAAAAATATTAAATATTATAAGTCATTATATAATTTAATATTTTTATATATAAATGAATTAAAAGAATTAAAAACTAATGTTATTAATAATGATGATATTAATCAAGAATTAATAAAAAAAATAATTAATAAATTAGAAAACTATATTAAATCAATTAATATTAATAAATTAACATATACATTAGATAATAAGACTAAACAAAAAAAAGTTATACAAATATTAAAAATAATAAAACTAAATATCAGTTTAATTAATATTACCATGCAATATATTAATATAATTAATAATATTGATATATATGATAGAAAAATATTAATGAGTGATACTTCTAAAAATAATATTAATAAAAATAAATTACATATAATAGATATTTATAAAAATTATATAAAAAAGATAAATAGTCATAATAAACATATTATTGAAAATTCTATTTATTTTCTTAAAAAATTATTAATACAGGAAAAAATCAATAATAAAAATATTAATTTTATTATTTCATTTATTGATATTATTAATAATTATTTTAATAAACATATTATTATTATAGAATTTTATACATTATTTTTACAATCATTCTTAGGAATTAATAATATAATTGATGATTATTTATATATTATAAATGAGAATAATAAACAAACTGTTTTATTATATGATTATAATAAAATGGATATAAAATTTAATTATAAAAAATCTATTAAATTATCATTTAATAATAAACAAAGTAAAATTAATAATATTATACTTAAAAATAATACAAATATTGTTAAAACATTTAATAAATTTAAATTTTATAAATCCTTTGATACTTTAGAAGATTTATTATATTTAGTAGATATTAATATAAAACTACCTAGTAAAATTAAATCTAATGCAATTACTAAAAATCATTTATCTTTATTAAATAAAGCTGCGCAATTATATGAAAAAAAATATAAACATAAAATTATTATTGTAATATTAGAATGTAAATTAGATCCTGTTATATATGATATTACTAAATTAGTAGATAATAATATAAAAATAGATAAATTATCAGGTATTAATTCTGATTATATTAAAAAAACAAATACAATAGTAGAATCATTAGATCATAAAGATATAAATATTTATATATCAAATATTCAAAAAACTTATATTATAAATTCTTCTATCAATTATAATACAAAATTACATGATATAGATATAGATTATGAATCTTATAATAGTAAAACATTACTTATTCATACTTATAATAACAAATATACATTATTATATAATGATATAAGTCTAAATCATAAAATTATATTTAAAGAATTATTACCATTAATTCAAAATCAACCAAATTATAATATTGAAAATTATAATACAATTATAGAAAATAATATATTAGCAAACATTGAAAATAAAAATATATTAGATGAATATTATAAAACAGTTAAATTAGATGTAAATATTTATTCATTAGAAAATATTTATGAAATAAGAAATAATATATTAAATGATATAATTAAACAAATAAATTTAGAATTTAATTATGAAAATAAAAATATAATAATAGAAAAGATTTTAAATATTATAATAGAAAATATATCTAAATATATTAAACATAAAAATAAAATAGAATTTGATGCCGAAACATATATGACTTATATGTCAAATGTAAATAGTTTAATAAATAAATTTAAAAAAGAAATAGTAGATAATTATGATGAAAATTTCTTACAAAATTTAAATACTATTATAGAAAATCTATATAATAAAATTCTTAAAATAAATGATAATATTATAGATAAATACTATTATACTCATATAATATAGATTATGAAAATCTTTATATGTTTATTTATTTGTTTTTATATATACTTTATTTCTACATAATGGGCATTCATTTTTATGCAATGTTGTAATGCATTCAAAACAAAATATATGGTTACATATAAGTTTTACCATTTTTTTATTTTCAAAACAAATACAACATTCAGATTCTTCTTCTAAAAAAGTTAAGGGGCCGAAATTTATATCACAGTTTATACAACAACCATTATGACAATCTAAATACCATTCCGGATGTTTAGTTTTACATATTATAAAATTATTACATTTTTGTAATTCACAATTATATTGACAATTAGCAGGTACTACGCAATATTCACTAATAGAATTACACTCTTTATGTATTCCATTAAACCATTCACAATTATCAATATGTAAGCAATTACAACATTTTCCATCACAACCTAATAAAACACCATTATTATCAAATTCTTTTATACAATTTGTATTACATTCGCATATACAGTCTTCAAAACAATTGCAACAACACTGTATAATACAACTTCCATTTCCTTGACATTCCATAATATGAAAAATTTATATATATTATAATTATTTTTAAATATATTTTGAAATTATAAATTATAAAAATAAAAAATTTTTATAAAATAAAAAAAATTTATAATTTTGTTTTTCACAATTTTTAAAAAATTGTCAAAATATAATACAAAATATTAAAATTTGACATAATATATTACAAAAGATAGATTTATTTATATAATATCCTAGATTTAGCTAATATTTGTCATGGTAAATTTTGATAAAATATATTAAAATTTACCAAAATCTATTTAAAGATAATATAATTATATCATTATATTATTATGCAATGTAATTATTGTAAAAAAATATTTAATTCAAATCGCGATTTACAAAGACATCTAAATAGGAAAATTAAATGCGATCGTGTTTTAGAATGTGATAATTGTAAAAAAAAATTTAAAACTATACAAAATTTAAATAAACATTTAAATAATAAAAAAAAATGTAAAAAATTAGATCCGGAAATTGAAAATGTAATTCTAAAATTGGAAAAGGAAGTATTAGTATTAGAAAAAGAAGTATTAGAATTAAAACAAATAAATAATATAAATAATGGAAATATTACTAATAATATTAATAATGGAACAATTAATAATAATACTAATAATGGAACAATTAATAATAATACTATTAATATATTTGGAAATGAATCTTTAGACCATATTACAAAACAGATTTTAGAAAAAGAGATATTAAAAATAGCTGAAAGAAAATATGATGAATGTTATAGAAAGATTATGCAATTTAGGGGAGTAAAATATCCAACAACATATATAAGAATGATTGATGTACATTTATTATTAACAAAATTAATATATTTTACTAAAAAGAAAAATAGAACAATGAAAAAAGAAAATAATAAATATTATATAACAAATGAAGATGGTTGGAATGAAGTTGATTTAGATCATATACATATTAGAACATTAACAAAACATCAAGAAGTATTAGTTCAATTTGAATCACTGATATTAGAAAATAAAATTTTTAGAAAAACTATAGAAAACTATTTTGGACATGATGATGATTTTAAATTAAAAATAGAAGTTGGTAGAATAGAATTTATATTATCTACCGACAGATTTAATCTATTAAATAAAACATTAGATTATGAATTAGAAAATATTGAAAATTTAGAAATTAATCATACAGAAAATATTTTATAAATTTAATTTTTACTTTTATTTTTCCCAGCATTTTTTTTTACCTTTAAAATGCCTGCATAAATTACCCATAACTGTTGTTTTATATTTACAATGATTACAATTATATTGTTTGATATTATCTTCTAAAGTTACATAATATGTATGATTTTCATTATTATTTAATATTTCAATTACAATATTATCATTACTATATATTTTTTCTTCATAACATTTCTCTTTTCTATCAAAGTGTTTTTTAAGTGAATTTACTGTAATTGTATTATATTCACATCTACTACAATAATAATTAATACAATCTTCTTTTTCTAAATATTTTTCATAATATCCATATTCACTATTATCTCTATAATAAATCATGACTGGATTATCATTATTTTTTTTTATATTATTTAGTCTTTCATTTTTTGAATTATCATAGCATTTAACTTTACGTTTAAAATGTTCTTGTAAATGATCTGTTCTATTAAAAATATAATTACATCGATTACATCTATAATTAATTTTTTTATCTTTATTTTTAAATCTAATAAATTCAAATTCTTTATTATTGTCATAATATTCAATTACTACTTTTTGATCATTAAAAATAATTTCTTCAACTTCTTCAGTTATATCATCATTTACATTATATACATTTTTAGGAATAATTGGTTCTTTATTCATATTATTCATTTCTTCCTTAATACATTTATTATAATAATCAATAGAAGCATTATAATTATCACAAATATTTTTTACAATTTTTTCTAAAAAATCATAGTGAATTACATAGATTTCATTCGTATCTGAGTTTTTAAATTTAGTTAAAATATGTTTAATAATATATTCAATTGATTTTGCATAATAAGTAGGTTCTGATACAAATACATAATAATATTTTTCATGTTTATTATGTGAAGTATTATATTGGCTTAATCTCTGTTTCAGATCATTCGTTTTCCCAATTTTAAAATTATTTTGAGAAGCATATCTAGAATTAGTTGCAATATATAAATATTCTTTTTTAAGTAATTGATTATAATCAATAGCATTATTAGTTAAATTTGTATTTTTCTTTTTTTCTTCTTGTAATTCATTAGTTAATTTTAATTCTTGATATTTAGATTGATATTGTAAATAAAATTTAAATATTTTTTCTAATTCGGTATAATATTTACGAATTTCTTTAGCTTTTTCAGTTCGTAATAACATTAATGATTGTTTAAAACAATCTGAAGATACCATCAAATGTTTAGTTTTATTATGTGTATTAATTTCAGTATTTTCTATATACTTCATAAGGTATTTAGAATCTTCTTGTAATTCTTTCGAAAATATAGATTTATATTCTATATTTTCTTCAAAATTACTAGAAATAATATTTAAATAATTTTGTTTTGCTTTTATTATATTTTCAGAATAACCAATATATTTTAACATATTATTATCAATATAAATCCATTTATCATTTTCAATATTATCCCAAAATTTATCTACATATAACTCATTATAATTATATTCTAATTTGTTTAATAATTCTTTAACTGATAATAATTCTTCATTAGTATTAATAATTGATGTTAAATTTCCAATAGTTAAACTCATTATCTTGATTTTATATAATATAATATTACTAATTTTTAAATGAAAATTCTATTTGGCAAAAAAATAAATTTAGAATCCTATTAAAATATAATTTTTTATCATTTTTTTATTAATATATATGTATTATTTAATATAAATCTATCTTATTAGTTGGTTTATATACAAATTCTTTATTATGTTTGCAAATTTCTGCCCAAATCTTATCATTGTCAATTAAAGTTTCATAACTTTGTAGATGAATACAATTTAATAATCCATTTTTCTTATTTTCATCTGTAATAATGATTTCTAGTAATTTATATAATAAAAATGGATAGTACAAAGAGTTCTTTTTAGAGCTCGGTTTAATAGTTTCATAGGTTTTTGTAGCTTTATCAAAATAATTAAATAATAAATGTAATTCATTATGATTTAATTGCGGAGGAATATAACCAGTTATGATTTTTTTAATAAGAGGTATATGGTCATTAAGTTTTGATAAATTGGTTTGTTTTAGATACAATCTAAACTGTTTGACCGATATATTCTTAATATTCTCGATTTTATCGCGTTTAATACATTTCTCTATTTTCTCAATATAGGATTTATCTATGATTGTATTTTCCTTGGCCTGTATGCGCTCAATCCAGAATTTACAGTGTCTATTTGGATCGTAAGATCCATGTTTATATCTATTTCCTTCCTGGTTAAAGAACTGACTGTCTTCGAACACACTTCCAATTAATGTATGAACATATCCGCATTTTATACATAATAACTCACTAGTATTAGATTGTATAATCATTTTATTGCCACATAAACATACATCATAATTAATATCATTAATATTATGAATAATTTTAGTTTTATTATAATAGTTAAAATTAGAATTAATTTTTTTAAATATTTTATCTAAATTTTCATTATTATAATATTTTTCATTATAATATATTAATGTTTTTTGATGATATTCAATATACCCATTTAGATATTCTACAAAATTATCAAAAGATCCATAAATATCATTTATAGATAAAAATATATTAAATTTATTATAAATGTTTTTTGATATTGATTTTGATAATATTTTAGAAGATGATGTGTTTACATTGTTATTTATATTTTTATTATTTATTAATCCAACATTATAAAATTTATATTGATAATAATTAGAATAATATATTTTTTTTAGATTTAATATACAATCATTTGTTAATATATATGTATTATTTACATTATCTAATAAAAAAATATTATCATTATATATATTTGGTGTCTTTTTATTAATGATATTTATATTATCATCATTAATATTATTATAATAATCAGTCAAAAATAAAACAGAACTCATTTCATATATATTTATTTTATCTAATATAATTTCATATTTGTTTAGTAACATTTTAGTATTCTTTATATAATTAGAATATATTACAAGATTATTTTCTTTTTCATCTTCTTTAATGTTATTATTATGGAATATAGAAAATATATTAACTTTTTCAATTACTAATTCCATATTTTTAGTTATAATATCTATTTTATTTAAAATATTTTCATTTAGATTATCAAGTGTAACCATTTTGTTATAATGATTATACTAGTATACTGATTATACTAGTATACTATTAGTATTTTAAATTATAATTTAAAATAAAGATTATACATATATAATAATACAAAATATTTTAATTAAGATTATAAAATATACAATGAATATTTCAAATGATATAAGTTTAGATGATTTTAAAAATTCTATTACTGATATTATTAAAGAATTGGAAACAAATCCAGAAAAAATTAATGATATGACAACTGAACAAGTATTAGAAATTGAAAAACATTTGAGTCCATATGGTGCTACTATTTATGGACCAGAAAAATATACTTGTATATCTTTTACAAATTTAAAAGAAAAATATATGCAAAAATTATTAACGACAGCATTAATTGGATTTTTATATCAAATGTCTAATGAATATACTATTGAAGATGAAGAATTAACTACAGTATTAAATAAAGATGATTTTATGGATGAAGTAGAAAATCCTGATAAAAACAATAAAGATCATATTAGTAATATTGAATATCAATATTATGAAGAATTAAAAAAAGAATATTTAGAAAACAGAGAAACAAAAGAAGAAAATGTTATTGATATTTCATTAACAGAAGAAGAAGAAACAGATTTAAGAATTAAAGTAAATAAAAAAATTGAAGCTGAATTTAGTAATAAAAAAGTTTTTAATAATGAAAAATATCTTAAAAAAAAAGAAGAATTAATTAATGAACAATCAGCAGAAGAAAAAGTTGTAATTAATAGATTCTTAAATAAGTTATTTAAATATGATCCTAATACACATACAACATCTGTATTTAATAACGATAATGAAGATCCTGAAAGACTAGTAGATCCTAATAATGAGTTTACTCAAGTAATTCCACCAAATGATACTTATGGTAGATTTAATTATTATTATGATGTAAATTATGAAAAGTTGAGACAAGCAGTTATGTATCTATATAATGATAAGCCTGATACTGAAGTAGCAATTAATATTTACGATACTTTTGACACAATTGAAGAATGTAATAATTATATTGAAAAGAATCAAGATAATGTAATTTGTAATTTATTAAATCTAACCAATTATAAATGGAATTTATTAGGATCTTTTAAACAAAATCGTGAACGAATTTCATTCTATAATAGTAATACTAAGATTTTAGAAAATATTATGAAACAACAAGAAGATGATGCTAAAATGGGTAAGGTATTACTTGATGCACGTGTCCGTAAAAAGAAAGTTAAAAATATTAAAGAATATGGTAAAGATCATCCAAGCTTTCAAAAATATAAAAAAGCTAATCCTAATGAGTTAACATCAAATGGACAACATATTGAAATTGATGAAAATAAAGTTACAGTTACAGAAGAAATTGAGGTTGCAGAATCAGGTGCACAATTAGATAAAGATGGAACACCATCTGATTGTATTGAAATTGGAGTAACTTCTATTAATCTCAAAGATAATTCAATTAAAACTGCGAAAATTTATTCTAAAGCAGAAAAACCATCCACTTAAACTATCTACTTAAACCAAAAAAAAATTAGTAAAATATATATAATTTTATTTTTTTTAAATAAGTATTATTATTCTTTTATTTTTTTATTCTGCAATTTCTAATGTACTAATAAAAGCTTCAAGTTTAGCTAATCTAGTTTCTAAATCTTGATTTTTTTGTTCTAGTAATTCTATTTTAGATTTTTGATTTTCATTTTCTTCATATAATATTTCAATATTTTTTGATAAAATTGGAATTATTTCCATATAAGAAATCTGAAATTTATATCCTTGTATACTTTTATTTCCTTCTTCATCTATATATTCTTCTACAGTATCATCTTTAGCTATATTTGTTAATTCATGATATCCATGTTTTAATAAATCTTGTGCTATATAACCATAGTGTAAATCGCCATTATCTTCAGAGTTTAAATAATATTGTACTGGTTTAATTTTCATTATAAAATTTTTACAAAACTCATTATCTAAAGATTGAATATTATTTTTAATTCTATAATCTGAACCTACATATACTCCATTGTCAACATATATACCAGTTTCAAAATAAGAACTTATATTTTTAGAGACATTTGATACATTTCCATTAGAATCACCTACCTTTAAAAATCCGTAAGTATTTGCAGGCAATGTTATTGAAGTAGAACCTGCTACTACTAAACGATATGTTGGATTTGCAAAATTTATACCAACTCTACCATCACTAAGAATATTGATTCCTGATGAACTATTTAATCTTAATGTTTTATATCCAGGTGTTGTTCTATCATAAGCAAATACATCTCCTATAGACGCAGCATAATGAATTTCGACCCCCGTGCCTGAAGAAGGAGATGCAATTCCTGTTGCACGTATAGTACCAGTAACATCGAGTTTAGATCCCGGAGTGATTGTTCCTATACCAACATTACCATCAGAACCCTGAATATACATTTTATCATTTAAATTTATATTTTTATAAGTACTAGTTGATCTATCATAACTATATATATTA